CTCAAACTTTATACCCAATCCAACAACAGGTACTGCAACAGATGTCGTGCCTGGTTTAACAACTAAGAATCAATAATGGCAAATTTTTATAATAACATTCCCTCTGTGTCAAGCACAGATAGTGCAAATGTAACACGAAACAATCTTAACAATTTCTACGGTATCAACATCCAAGTTGATGCTAACGCTTGGGATGCACTGTTAGGGTTTTTTGAAAGCAATGGATTTAGTAAATCTTCTTCCGAAGTAATCGTATATCAGATTTTTTATCAATCGAATATCGATGGCTACGATCCGATGGCCGTCGTACAAAATATCAAATCATTAAATCAAGTAGCTCTAAATGAATTGGTGACTGCTATTTTGAATTTCAACAGATATAAAACTAGCGTCTTAGGGTTAAGTGTCACGTACAAGGCAACACCTGCGGTATCTAGAGAGATTGTAGCGTGAGCTTAAAATTTGCCAAAGGTCCTTTCAAATTAAAAAATCCAGAAAAGTACATAGGTACAGGAACTCCTTTTTATCGCAGTAGTTGGGAGTTAGCAGTTATGCGGATGTGTGACAACAATCCCAGTATACAAGAGTGGGCCAACGAAAGCATAAAAATTCCCTACAAAGATCCATTAACAGGAAAACAGTCAATTTATGTTCCTGATTTCCTTGTAGTATTCCTAGACAAGAACATGCAACGTCATGCAGAGCTCTGGGAAATCAAACCATCAAATCAGCAGATAAAAGAAAAGGTTGGTAAGAATCCCTATAATCAAGCACAGTTTGTGCGCAACATGGCCAAATGGCAAGTGGCCAATCAGTGGTGTGCCGCGAAAGGCCTAAAATTCCGAGTTCTAAACGAGAACGATATTTTCCATACCGGTAAGAAATAAAATAAGTAATATTATGACTAAGAAACTCGAAGAACTCTTAAACATAGCACCTGCTGAAGAAACCCCGGTTGAATTACCCCCTGCAGAACCAGCACCTACACATGTTGATTTACAACAAAGCCTAGCAGAATTTGATAAAATTAGTGCGGCACTGCCACAAGTCCGTGGACTGGGCGATATCAGTGACGCAGAGCTAGATGCGCTAGCTTCAAAAGCAGAACAAGCCTATGACGATTTGATGGATTTAGGTATGAATGTAGAAGCACGTTACGGTGCCAGAATGTTCGAAGTTGCGGGCAATATGCTTAACGCCGCTATTACTGCTAAATCCAATAAAATCGACAAAAAGCTAAAGATGATAGATCTACAGCTTAAAAAACTAGCGATAGATAAAAAGGATGCAGGCGAGAATAATGGTGTTGTCGCAGGTGAAGGATACGTGCTTGCAGACCGTAATAGTATCATCGCAAAACTCAAAAGCATGGATAAATAAAGAGTAGGAATTACTTATGAAAACATTAAAAGATTATCTAACCGAAAGTAAGAAAGTTTACGATTTTAGGATTAAAATCGCAGGCGAACTTTCGGCTGAAAAAGAAGCTATCATGAAACAATGCCTCGAGCGTTTTTCAGTAGCCAGTTTTAAGAAGTCAGGCACAAGCCCAATTCAATCACTACCTTTGGATTTCCCAAAGATTAGAAATCAGCAAGTTTCAGTATTTGAAGTTGCATTGGATTATCCAACAACTCCTCAGGAACTACACGAATACATTTCATCATCAATCGCCTTAGGCCCCGATTATCTTGTTGTTCGCAAACCAAACGAGCCAACAGAGTATTATCAACAACCAGGAGAGGCTAGAGACGGCACATTACTACAGGATTCAAATTATACAGAAGCACCTAAAGTAGATTCAAAAGACTACTACGGTACAGAATATAACATTAGCTTTGTAAAAGCATTAAATGATGAACTAAAGGCTAATCGTAAAGAAAGAGGCGAAGTCATTCCTAACTCAACAGCGGATGACGTTATTAAAAATCCAGGCCAAACATTAAACGATATAGCAACAACTAACCAAAGTCCGATCCAGCAATCGGATTATGACCCAAGGAAATAAACCATGCAAATGATCGACGTACTCAAGAGATTAGCCGAACTAGATGAAGCAAGTCCACCTCAGCCACAGGTCCAGATGGCCAATGACCCAGCACTAACAGTTATTACTGAAGGTGTCATGATGCCTGCTCCGGAAGGAACACAGGCTCCTGCACCACAAGTTCCAGCTTCATTCAGCCTTAATGCATCTGCATCATCAGGCAGCGAAGTTGCTGACATGCTAACACAGATTATGAACCTAGCTGGTGTTAAAACAGTAGGCGACAAAGATATCAATCAGCCAGAAAAACCAATGACTGCCGAACCAATGCACAGCGACATCAAATCTGCACTACAAGCAGTTGACGGTATCGAAGACGAAGAAGCCGCAATGGGTGCAGAAATTACAGGTGGCGAGCCTCCAATGACTACAGACATGGATGGTGAGCACGGTGCTGCCGCTACATTAGCAGGCGGAAGTAATGGCGATATCGGCGACATGGCTGACCAAGTACGCGATATGGCTAAAGAATTAGGCGCAACAGACAAAGAAGAATTAGGCTTAGAAAGTTTACGTCAATTTGATAACAGTCCAGAAGAACATACACGTTCATTTAATCCAAACGATTTTGCTAATATCATTAATAAAGTAAGAGGATTTGATCAAGTTCCTGCTCGTGGCGGTGATAACCCACTTCCAGAGAGCGTAGAACAGTATCAACCTGCTGAACAACAAGGCAATCTTTTAGATGCTACTGCTAAACTTTATCAAGAATATCAAAATTTTATTAAAAATATCTAATTAATTCAGGCATACCAAATAGGCTCTTCGGAGCCTATTTTTTTCAGTAAATAAACGCATGGCATTATCGCAAACAAACTCGCTAATCAAAACCGCAAATAAGACTCTGAAATTTTCAGAGCAGGATATTATTGATTTGCAACTGTGTTCAGACCTTGATACTGGGCACAAGTATTTCTTAAAAAAATTCTTTGCCATCCAGCATCCTACTAGAGGACAAATCCAATACCAAGCATACGGATATCAAGAAGCTCTTGTAGATAGTTTACATAACTATCGATTCAACGTTAATATGTTACCACGCCAAAGTGGTAAGACAACAACTGCGGTGGGTTACTTGTTGTGGTATGCTATGTTCAAGCCCGATCAAACTATTCTTATCGCGGCGCACAAATATACAGGTGCTCAGGAAATTATGCAACGTATTCGTTACGCATACGAGTTATGTCCTGATCATATTCGCTGTGGTGTTACCAGTTATAACAAACAGTCAATTGAGTTTGACAACGGTAGTCGTATTGTTGCACAAACAACAACAGAAAACACAGGTCGTGGTATGTCTATATCACTACTATATTGTGACGAGTTTGCGTTCGTTCCAGTTAATATCGCTAAAGAATTCTGGACTTCGATATCTCCTACACTAGCAACTGGTGGTAAGGCGATTATTACATCAACACCTAACTCGGACGAAGATCAGTTCGCTGAAATTTGGTTCGGTGCTATCAAAAACGAAGATGAGTTTGGTAACAAGCGAGAGGACGGATTAGGCATTAACGGATTCTTTGGCTATAAATCCAACTGGTGGGATCACCCGGACCGTGATGAAAAATGGAAAGAAGTTGAGATGGGTCGCATCGGTGAAGAGCGGTTCCGCCGTGAGTACGGATGCGAGTTCTTAGTCTACGATGAAACACTTATCAGCAGTATTTTCCTATCAACGATGGAAGGTAAAGATCCTATCGTAAAAATGGGGCAAGCCCGCTGGTATAAAAAGATTGATCCCAAGTGTACCTATATCATCGCATTAGACCCTGCGCTAGGCACAGGAGGCAACTATAGTGCTATCGAAGTTATTGAATTACCTACGCTAGTACAAGCGGGCGAGTGGCATCATAATCTAACTCCTATACAAAGCCAAGTCAAGATCATGCGTGATATCTGCAAATACATTGACGATGCTTGTTCAGAACGCGGTGCCAGCAGTAGCATCTATTATTCAGTAGAAAATAATACCGTAGGTGAAGCGGCTTTGGTGGCGATTAGTGAGCTAGGAGAAGAAACTTTTCCTGGAATGTTTCTAAGTGAGCCTATTAAGAAAGGGCACGTAAGACGCTATCGCAAGGGCTATAATACCACAGAAAAAGCCAAAGTTGCTACCTGTGCGAAATTAAAACACCTAATCGAAAATCGCAAATTAACGATCCATTCGCAAAGTTTTATCAGTCAGCTTAAAACCTATATCGCCCAGGGTGTTAGTTTTTCAGGTAAAAACGAAGAGCCAGATGACTTAGTAGCTTCTATGCTGGTAGCACTACGCATGATTATGCAGTTACAAGAGTGGGATCCGCAGGTTTATGACACTATGCACGACTATGTAAACGACGAAATGGAGCTTCCGCTACCCATTTATATAAGCAACAGTTTTTAATAAATACACACATGAACGCTATAGAACTAATTGCACAGGACTTATTTGACAAAGTACGCAGTCGGTTTTCTAACCTACAAATGGGCGACGAGAACGGCGGTGTTACAGTAGACCCAACAGAAGCAAGATTTTTTGATTTTGACTTCGTTGTTGAAGGTAATAATCTGGGTCGTGTTAGCATGAGCATTAACAATTTAGGTACACTAAAATTATTTTATAGCCAAGGAATTTTAGAAGGACACGATCCAATTACTACAGAATATTGGTACGACTTCTTAAAAGAAATGAGACAATTTGCAATGCGTAGAATTTTACGATTCGACGCAAGAGATATTTCTAAAGGCAATTTAGAAAAATCTGATTTTCAATATCTAGCACAAAACGGATCCAAGGAAGACAACATGACTGAAGCACAAATGTACGGTAGCTCAAAGAGCTCATATCGCCCACTAGAGAAAACACTATTAATCATACGTCATAATCAAAAGGTTGGCGAAGACAGAGGTGCTCGTAGCCGCGGTAATAATATCAAGGCAATCTTCATCCAGAATGAAGCCGGCGAACGTTTTAAATATCCGATGGCACATCTAGCCGGTGCTCGTGCTATGCAACGTCACGTAGCCAATGGTGGTGCTCCATACGATGTGACTGGTAGTGAAATTATCAAGATGAGCGAGCAAATCAAAGCTCTAAGTACATTCAAACGTCAAGTTGGCAATACAGAACAATTAACAACAGAAGCACGTGGCATCGTAGATCGTGTTGGTAGTAAATTAAACACCTTGCGTTCTACACTAGAATCCATCACCAAGCAAACACATTACGAATCTTGGAGAGAGTCATTAGAAGCTGCCGATCTAATCGAACAAACTGAAATCGATCCAGCAACATTAGAAGACTACAAATCTAAATTTACAGTTAGCTCTTTCAAAGAAGATCTAGCACAATATTTCCCATTAGTATATTCAATCATGCAAGAAGCAGGCGAACTTGATTTAGAAGATTACGTTGGAGAAGATTCAAAAGACGACGAACACGATTGCGGATGCGAAGACGAATGCACCTGCGACGAAGTTAAAGAAGATGTGTTTAGCAAATTTGAATCATGGGCCGATGAGGTTGCATTAGAACATGTCCAAGAAGAACCATCTCTAGAAGAAAGCTGGGCATCAATGACTCCAGATGTTGCCGGACAAATGATCGATGCAATTAGCGATTACTATCCACGTAGATTAGAAAAACATGGTGATTCAACATACGCTAAAAACCTATACATGGATTTGGCAAAAATCGCTCGTGCAAATAAACAAACAAACGAATTTGACAAGATGTGCCGTGCCGCTCAACACAGCGCACACATGGATTACGATACAAATCCAGGCGGATTTGAAAATTGGTTTTGGTATTTGATTCCGATGGTAAATCGTATCGCCAAAGCACACGGTCGTCACGATGTTAAACAAGCACACGACGAGACCGATGAAGGACAAGTCGAAATGGAAAATTTAAAAGATAAATCCGACAAGACATGGCTAAAGTCAGCAGGTAAAAAGCCCGGCATCGGACACAAAATGAAAGATGCTCTAAAAGGTGTGAAGGCATTTGCCACCGGCGATAAAGAAGCTGAAAAGAAATTAGATACGTATGAAGATATGAAGCAACCTAGATTGCCACAAGAAGCGATGACAGAAATTGCTCGCATCGTAATGACAAGTATTAATCGTGGCGATGATCCAGATATGGTTGGCACAGTACCACGCGGCGACGAATCCATCAAGATTGAAGTTACTAAGAAATATGGAGAGAAGGCCGGCGAACTAGCAGAGCAACTACTCCAAATTAAAAAAGAAGAAGTTAAGCGTGAGTTTGAATCACGTCAGCAGATGGCAGAAATGCGCCGTCTTGCTGGTTTACCGATTACTGAGGCCGATGCTTGGAAAAAAGAAACACCTTGGATGAAAGCAACTAAAAAAGATCCACGTGGTAAAGTCACCAATCTAAGTGACAAGGCACGTAGAGAAACTGAAAAACACACAGCAAAAGATACAAAAGAATCTACTGGTGACTATTCTGCTAAGAAGGCAGCCGCTGGTAAAGACATTGGCAAACCTGGTAAAAACTTTTCTAAGATTGAAAAATCAGCAGGTGGCGGTGCAAAAGGCAAACGTATTGCTGGTAAAGTATTGGCAAACCTTCGCAACAAATAATTGGTTAAAATAACCAGAAATTATCCTAGATAAACATTGACAGGATAAATAAACTAGCATACAATTAAACGTATGCTAGTTTTTTCTTTATGTAGTTGCATGGAGAAAAGAGGCATAGAAGCAAAACAAAGGCATATTATTAAGGAGAAAAATTATGGCATCTTTGGCAGAAATCCGCGCTAAACTTCAAGAAGCGCAAAATAAATCAAGTGGTCAATCCACAGGCGGCGGCGACAACGCAATTTATCCACACTGGAATATCCCAGAAAATTCAGAAGCAGTAGTACGTTTCCTACCAGACGCAGACGGTGATAACACTTTCTTTTGGGTAGAACGTGCGATGATTAAATTACCTTTCGCAGGTATCAAGGGAGAAACCAATTCCAAGCCAGTTACTGTACAAGTTCCTTGTATGGAAATGTGGGGCGAAACTTGTCCAATCCTAACTGAGGTACGCCCTTGGTTCAAAGACAAGAGCTTAGAAGACATGGGTCGTAAATATTGGAAGAAGCGTAGTTACTTGTTCCAGGGCTTTGTAGTTGATGGTCCATTAAAAGAAGACAAAACTCCAGAGAATCCAATCCGCAGATTCATCATCGGTAGCCAAATCTTTAACATCGTTAAAGCGGCACTAATGGATCCAGACATGGAAGATCTACCAACAGACATCTTACGTGGTGTTGATTTCAAAATCACTAAAACATCAAAAGGTGGTTACGCTGACTACAGCACATCTAAGTATGCTCGTCGTGAACGTGCATTAGATGATGCAGAACAAGCGGCTCTCAAAGAGCATGGTTTGTTTAATCTCAAAGACTTCCTACCTAAGAAGCCAGGTGAAGTTGAACTCAAAGTCATGAAAGAAATGTTTGAAGCATCAGTAGATGGTGAAGCATTTGACATGGAACGTTGGGGTCAATACTTTAAACCAGCAGGAATGGGTGGTAGTGGATCTGCAACAGGTTCAAATACACCAGCGGCAGCCCCAAAGGCAGCTCCTGTAGTCGGGGAAGATGATGACGCCCCTTTTGAGCCAGCGGCATCAGCACCCGCACCTCAAGTTGCTGAATCTGCTCCTGTGGAAGCGAAAGCTACACCAGCGGCTGGCAGTGAAGCAAGTGCAAGAGCACAAGACATTCTTGCAATGATCCGTAACCGTCAAAAACAATAATTAGGAGATAGACTATGGGAAAAGCCTTCGATGTTTCGAAGTTCCGTAAGTCTATCACTAAGTCAATTGACGGCTTAGGTATAGGCTTTAACGATCCAACAGACTGGATCTCAACGGGCAATTACGCACTCAACTACCTTATTTCTGGTGACTTCTTTAAAGGAGTTCCACTAGGTAAAGTAACGGTATTTGCAGGCGAATCAGGTGCAGGTAAATCATATATCTGTTCTGGTAACATTATTAAAGCCGCACAAGAACAAGGTATTTTTGTTGTCTTAATCGACACAGAAAATGCTTTGGATCAAGCGTGGTTAGAAGCATTAGGTGTTGATATTTCAGAAGAAAAACTTTTGAAACTCAACATGGCGATGATTGATGATGTTGCTAAAACTATCAACGAGTTCATGAAAGAATACAAATCAATGCCAGACGAAGAACGTCCAAAGGTATTGTTTGTAATCGACTCACTTGGTATGTTGCTTACTCCGACTGATGTAAATCAGTTCGAAGCAGGTGACTTAAAAGGTGATATGGGCCGTAAACCTAAAGCACTTACAGCATTGGTTCGTAACTGTGTAAATCAGTTTGGTAACTATAATGTTGGACTTGTTTGTACTAATCATACATACGCATCACAGGATATGTTTGATCCAGATGACAAGATTTCAGGTGGTCAAGGTTTCGTTTATGCAAGCTCAATCGTTGTTGCTATGAAAAAACTCAAACTCAAAGAGGATGAGGATGGTAATAAAGTAAGTGATGTATTAGGTATTCGTTCAGCGTGTAAGATTATGAAAACACGTTATGCTAAACCATTTGAAAGTGTACAAGTTAAGATTCCATATTCAACAGGTATGGCACCTACTTCCGGACTAGTTGACATGTTCGAAAAGATGGGTGTATTATCTAAGGTAGGGAATAAATTAGCATACACAGACAAGGAGTCTGGAGAGATTATTGCCGAATTCCGTAAAAACTGGACTGAAGATAAGTTGCACATTATCATGAAACAGTGGGATACAAAGGCGGCAGAATCTTTAACTACAACGACCGAACCGGTTGAAACAGAGGAAGAAGAAGCATAATGGATGAACATCTAATCATTACTGTTTGGGATATGTTCCGTGAATATATTCCAGAAAAAAATCGTGAAATGGCCGCAAATCAATACGTTGATTTCTTGTTGGGTCACGATATTGATGCAGACACATTATCTGGTTATACTGGATATGATCCGCATTTAGATGAAGCAATTAAAACCGTAGTTGCCGAAGAGGGAGTCGACGATGACGAACTTAACGACGAAGATAATTATGGTTACGAAGACGAGGATTACTAATGTGGTACAGTAAGGTTAGTCGAGATATTTCTCACTTGCCCGATTGTATTGAGTATTATTATTCTCAATTAGAAGAGGCTAGGAAGGAAGTAAAAGTCTACGGAAATCTCGAAAAGGCTAGTGCGGCTCTTCCTGGCATCGTCGAACAACGTTTCAACCAGCTTCAAGAAATTGAAGCTGTGTTGGAATACCTAAATATCGAACTTAGACGCACTAAATCAAAAGCGTTTAAGAAGTATCTTGAAAATTATCAACGAGCTCTAAGCAGTAGAGACTGCGAAAAGTATGTTGAAGGTGAGGCCGACGTAGTTGACCTAGAAAAGATTATCAACGAATTTGCATTGTTGCGTAATCAGTGGTTAGGAATTATCAAAGGCCTTGATATCAAACAATGGCAAGTTTCTAACATCATTAAACTTAGAACAGCCGGAATGGAAGATGTACAAATATAATCATGTACGTAGAAGAACTAATACTCCGGTTAGCCTGCGAAGGCAAGTACCTGTTTGATACCCCACTAATGCCCCAAGTCGGTTGGGAATACAACTTTTTAAATTCAGTCGGCGTACAGATACATTTAGGAAACGCCCTCACAGAAAAGCAAGCTACCCAATGTTTAAAAATTATCAAGCGTTATAAAACACAATTAGAAGTATCGTTCAACACATCAATAGATTTAGACAATCCTGTTTACCAACAAGGATTTAGATTAGTCAGCCAGAATAAATCTGTACAGATAGCAGACTACAAAGGGTCTAATGCGATAAAAGTTAAATTTCCTTACGATGAACAATTAATCAAAAAAATACACGATTACATAAACAGCACCAATTGGCGGTCTGTGCAATGGAACACAGCATTGAAGGAATTAGTAGCCAAATGGGATCAAGATGAAAAGGCTTGGATTTTTTCTCTTAAAGAAGAAAACATTATATGGATTTCTCTAAATCTTGTTCCGTTAGGATTCGAGCCCGATACTAAATTTAAAGATTATGTTGCAGAAATAAACACTGTATTGGACAATATAAACGATCACGCTCCTATGGTTATTAAGGACGGCTCAACTTACGGATTTAAAAACGCATCTAGCAAAATAGCGGCATACGATACTGATAATGTGATAGATTTTTTATTCTATGCCAAGCATCGGGGGATTACTACCTGGGACGAATCTGTTGATGAAGATTTTAAAAATGCATCAGATTCTCCTGTCATTCGTAGTATCCTTAATAGTATCAACGCACTATACATCGACAGTAATACATACGAAATTGCAGAATTTAATGATGTTTTAAAATTCAGTGGTCCAACACTAATCATTATCCCCGGCGGTAGTGAAATTGAGCACACAGTTAAATGGCATCAACACGCATTAGATTGCGGAATCACCAATGATCAAATCGCGGTTTTATTTAGGACTCCTAATCAAAGTAGTGGCGGGTTTAATCAGTATGTACGTGAAAATAATTTAAACAATGAAATCAGTGAGAATACTAGGCTAGTATTTGTCAGTACAAAAATTCCTAAACCTTTGGTAAAATCCGGTATTAAAATCAACACAATTATTAACTTAGGTTACTATAGTCAGATACATTTTTCTATGAGTGTGCTCTTGCAATCACCACCTAATATAGTGTATTATAACAATAAGCAACCACACGGAGTAAACGTTGTCAACAGCTAAACTAATAATAAAAGACGAAGTTAACGTAAAAATTGAAGGCTTAGATTTAGATACTAGGAAAGAACTAGTTAAAAAATTCAAGTACTTTGATCCAGCGGCAAGATACATGCCGGCGTACAAACTTGGACGTTGGGATGGTTGTACTACGTTTTTTGGACTAGGCGGAACTACGTATGTTAGCCTACTTGATCGCATCCTTCCACTGTTAGAGCAATGGGGGTATTATATCGAAGTCGAAGATCACAGAGTATCTGAGTCGCTAGCATTTAGTCAAGTAGGCGAGGACTATTGGGGCGATACTTGCTGGCCAGAAGGTCACATGATGGCTGGTCAGCCTATCAGATTGCGTGACTATCAGTGTGAGGTTATTAATAATTTCTTAGGTGCACCACAGGCTCTACAGGAAGTTGCTACAGGGGCAGGAAAAACTATTATCACAGCCACGCTGAGTAAGATATGCGAAAAATACGGCAGGACGATGACCATCGTACCAAATAAAAGTCTTGTTGAGCAAACTGAAGAAGATTTTAGAAATTGTGGATTAGACGTTGGTGTGTACTACGGCGATAGGAAAGAATTAAACAAAACTCATACTATTTGCACGTGGCAGAGCCTAAACATCTTAGATAAGAAATCACACAACGATGATTCTGTATTGACCCTTGCAGAATTTTTAGACAATGTTAAAACCATCATCATAGACGAAGTACATCAAGCCAAAGCAGAAGTATTAAAAAAATTATTAACAGTTAATTTTGCTCATGCGCCGATTCGCTGGGGATTAACTGGAACAGTTCCTAAAGATGACTTACAATTTGAAAGTATTCGATGCAGTTTAGGCGACGTGATTAATCGTGTATCTGCACATGATTTACAACAAAGAGGGGTATTAAGTGCTTGTCATGTTAATATCATACAATCGCAAGAGCTTCGAGAATTTGAAAGTTACCCGGCAGAATTAAAGTATCTTGTTACCGACGAAGATCGCATGCTGTGGGTATCTAAGATGATAAAAGGAATTGCAGACAGCGGAAATACGTTAGTCCTAGTTGACAGGATTGAGTCAGGAAAATTTTTAGTTAACGAACTTCCAGAGTCTGTTTTTATCAGCGGCGCTGTTAAAACTAAAGATAGAAAAGAAGAATATGATGAAATTAAAACCAGCGATAACAAGATTATTGTGGCGACTTATGGTGTGGCCGCTGTGGGTATTAATATCCCTAGGATTTTTAATTTGGTTCTTTTGGAGCCCGGAAAGAGCTTTGTACGAGTTATACAAAGTATTGGACGAGGTATTCGAAAGGCAGAAGATAAAGACTTTGTCCAGATCTGGGATGTCACAGCAAACACGAAATATGCTAAACGTCATCTCACTGAACGGAAACGGTTCTATAAAGAAGCGAAGTATCCGTTCGCTATTGAAAAGGTAAAATACTAAGATGCAAATATTAACATTAGACAACAAAACATTCTATCTAAATGATTTACCAGATGAGATTGATGAAGATTTTAGATTTTCTGTTTTAGATAACAGCGACAATCAAAATCCTGATTACTTCTTTCTGCCATTAATCTTTTTAGAATCATTTACAGGACCCGCCGCTGTACTTAAAGTGGGCCCACATGAAATTACTATGCCGTTAGATTGGTGCACCATTGTAGGCGACCCAACTGGCCCAGAAATGGAAGTGTTGCCACTTACTAGCTTGAACGATAGAGGATTTAAAACATTTACATTTAATCCGTTAAGTAGTTTCCGTCCTGAGTTTTTTGAAATTGATATCATTAACATTTACCAAGATGTTAAATGGTATTTTCCAAAGATGAAACCGGGACAGTTGTTGACCACGCCATTACACGGTGGAGATAAACCGGCATGTGCGTTCTTTGTCAAAGAAGTTAGCCGACAAAGTGAGATCGTTGACTATTCTAGGTGTTGGTAATATGGGAAATCTTAAACCAGGTGCAACCTATATACATGAACGTGTAGACAACGTAGTCTATGCTAGAGAGTTTGGTTCCGATCCTAGCACTAGGCAAGTAGTTGGCTGGGATTATGACAAGGACGATCCAAATTTTGACCCACGCACAGCAGATGGCCGACCATTAATTGATCAGATGCGAGAAGATCAGCTCTGGGCAAACATCCGTAGGGAAGCAAAGACAAATCCCACTTTGCAGGCGGCCATGGAACGTGTTAAAATGTTATATTATTTGAGTAAAGAAAAAGATGGCACTTGATATTAAACGTGAATTAAATGCAGTTGATAAGAGAGATTATGATTTCTATGATAAACTGTCTGACGAAGAGAAGAAAGAATTCTCACCCTATATCCTGATGAGATATGTATCAAATGTACAAGGTGATGCCGACACCCAAGAATGGTTCTTAGAACACACTAACGAACATGTGAACAAACACCATTGGGTATTATCAAAAAATCATAAAGCACTGTTGTGGAAATTATTTGCCGGATGTGGCACTGGTATTACTGCATATCATCCATATCTTAAAGCTAGCACGAAAGAAAAAGCAGTTAAGATTGAAAAGCTGTTAGCAGAGTTATATCCAGCGATGAAACTTAGAGAAATCAAGCAGTGGGCCAAGATGCTGTCTAAAGAAGACAAAGAAGAACTATTTGACAAGATGGGATTTGACAAAAAACAACGCAAGGAATACGAATAATGTGGACTGTTGGAGTTACAAAAGACGATCAAGTATTTTTAGAAACCGATGACTTCACACATGATGTAAGATTGTATGTCAACGGCGATTTTGCATCTAAGGAACAAGAAATAAAATACGCAAGCGATCTAGCGAGAAAAATTAACGGTACATTGGATGATGCAACTAGCTGAACAGCCTTTCACCTGCACACATTGTGGTAAGAGTTTTATGAAAGAGAAAACTCTGTTTGCTCACATGTGCGAACCTAAACGTAGGTTCATGCAGAAAGATGAAAAGCGTGTTCAAACAGGATTTTATGCGTTCAATCAATTCTATAAAATCCGCCAAGGCTCAAAAATACAAAAAACCTATGACGAATTTTGCAAGAGTGCGTACTATAATGCATTTGTAAAATTTGGCAGTTTCATGAATAATGTAAATCCGTTATATCCAGAAAAATTTATCGAATTTGTGATTAAAAGTGATGTTAAACTTGATCACTGGTGTAGAGATGAACTGTACGAAACATATCTGTATGAGATGTTGAAAATAGAGCCAGTAGAATCTGCGTGTCGTCGGACTATCACTACAATGATTGAATGGGGTGACACTAGCGGAGCACAATGGAATCATTATTTCAACTATGTGAATTTTAATCGAGCGGTGCATGACATTAAAGATGGAAAAATCTCAGCGTGGGTCATTTTAAACTGTTCATCTGGCAAGAAAATGCTTGAAAGTTTCAATGATGAGCAACTTGACTTAATCAGCAAGTCTCTAGATATTCCATATTGGATCAAGCACTTCAAATCAAACAAAGAAGACGTTGCTGTAGTGAGAGAAATCTGTGAAGGTTCAGGAATCGAATAATGCCAGATATTGATATTGACTTCGCTAATCGAGATTTAGTCTTAGATAAGATTAAACATGCTGTGGCTGCGAGGATTGAAGGCAACGATGCTAAAAAACATAACACTGGTGTGTATTGTCATGAAATTCCAGTCAATCCTCTTACAGGACTTGCTAGCATTGATTATGACGAAGCCGAAAGTCGAGGATATTTTAAAATAGATTTTCTAAATGCCAGCGTCTATAATGACATCCGAGACGAAAATCATATCATTGAATTATTAAAGGTAGAACCTTTGTGGGATTTGTTAGAACAGAAAGATTTTTGTGACATGATATTCCATGTTAACGGATATCATGAACTAGTTGCCAAACTAAAACCAAAAAATATTGAACAGTTGGCTATGTTTCTAGCCTTACTCAGACCGGGTAAAAAACATCTCATCCCAATATGCCAAGAAAAAGGCTTCGATGCGATCAAAGACGAAATTTGGGTGAAAAATGAAGATGCTTATACGTTTAAGAAGAGTCATGCTGTTGCGTATGCCCATGCTATCGTTGTACAAATGAATCGGATTTGTGAAAGTCTTAGCTAATCCGGCGTTTAGGATTACGTACTAGTTGTATCGACTTGCGTTTGATCCGTTTTTCTGCAATTTCGCTCAAATTTACCGTAGGACCAAAAATTATAGTAATGTCTTTGCTATTGAAAGTTTTGATATAAGGTCTAAAAGCAAACATTTCATTTTTTAAGAAAATATTAATTGGGATTTTACGATTTGACTCCCACCACCATGTTTCGCCGAGCTCTAAAAAGTTAGATTTTTCAAATTCTGTGCGGATTATGCCAAAATCGTAAATGCTTGTAACATTAGAATCGTAGTTTATAACTATCCCTACATATTCGTCCTCGTTAGAACGTATGCAGGTGATAAATGGAAATTTTTCTTGAAATTCTTGGTCTTTGTTTGACTTCATATACCTTATAAATATGCTTATGCAGAAATTACCTGTCTATTTATATACCAATCTATATGACATTATACTAGATTTGGACAACTCACGAGGTGTTAACAACGTCATGTACCAGCGCAACCTAATTTTTCAAAAGGGCCTCAAAAATCAGGTCCAGATCCAGTTTAAAAACTCGGATCAAAAACCAGTACCAATCACAGGTGGCACATATTTTTTCAGAATGTTTGATAATTCAAACGTAATGCCATTTGAACCAAAAAAATTAGACATCATCGATGACGGTGTGACCACAAGCACACGTGGCTTGGCACTTTTGACCTTAACTGAAAGCGATACTATTGACGTACATCCACAAACTTACACATTCAGCATCACCGCGCTAGGTGCTGACGGTAGTTATGTACCAACCTACTCAAATACATATTATGGTGTTAATGGTGTAGCAGAAATCCGTGATGACGTACAACCATTTTTAACCGAAAGTTTTTCAACTGAAACATTTACCTACTACAGAGATCAACCCATCGACAGATTTGGACAAGTTCAATACAACTGGTGGACATTTAGCTCAGGCACCCTCGAAGCCGACCCTGCACTCAACACAAATAATGGACTGCAAACCTTTGCTCTATACCTCGATAACTTCAAAGGTCATGTGGACATTTATGGTACACTCCAAAATACTCCAAGTGGCATGGGCAATGCCAACGAACAGTATGCCCTATTGAAAACAATCAATTATGATAAGAATTTTACCGGTGTAGATTACCTCAATCTATATGGTAATTTTACCAATTTCAAAATCAAATACGTACCAGACGGCGACGTTACTGGTTCTAATTGGTATGGCGCATCTCTTCCTGGCAACCCAGAGACAGGACAACCGTACTGGCCTAACGGAAAACTTGACAAAGTCCTATTTAGAAGCTAAAATAGTTGCATGAACCTGATTCAGGCAACCTTTTTAAATTTCTTACCTCCGAAAAGAAAACAGACACCAAGCGGCTGGATCAGCTTCAATGCGCCCTGTTGTGTACACAACGGCGACAGAGTAGACAAACGGCAACGCGGTGGAGTAAAACTAAGCGGAGATGACGGTTTTCAGTATCATTGCTTCAATTGTGGTTTCAAAGCCGGTTGGATGCCTGGAAAATTGCTCAGTAAAAATACCAAAAGTCTCATGCGTTGGTTAGGCATGCCAGACGACGAAGTTAACAAACTTTCACTGGAAGCACTCAAGAACAAGGATGAATTAGACAAAACACCTATACCACTAAATTTCGCATTAGAACCGAAAAATTTGCCAGAAAATTGCCTTTCTATCGAAACTTGGATCGATGAAGGTTGTGAGGATCCTGATTTTTTAAATGTCATTGGTTACATCCTTGACAGAGGTATGCAACTTGATTGGTACGACTGGATGTGGTGTCCTGAAGCAGGATATAAGGATCGTGTTATCGTGCCATTTTTCCACGAAAATGTGGTCGTAGGCTGGACAGCCAGAAAAATCAAGGACGGCAAACCAAAATATTTGACATCGAGTCAACCAGGCTATGTTTTTAATTTAGGCGCACAAGCACACGACAGGAAATTTGTCATCGTAGTCGAAGGACAGTTTGATGCTATCGCGATAGATGGTGTGGCGATCGGTCATAATGAGCCAAATGATGCCCAAATTATGAGAATTACTTCGTTAGGCCGAGAAGTTATCGTAGTTCCAGACAATGACAAGCCGGGAGCAAAATTAATCAAAGCGGCCATCGATAATCGTTGGTCAGTGAGCTTGCCAGACTGGGGACCAGATGTAAAAGACGTTGCAGATGCAGTGAAGAAATTTGGCAGGATTTACACATTTTTCACGATTTTGAAGTATAGAGAGTCGGGAGAGATAAAAATTAAACTACTCAAAAAACAATTAGAAAACAAACATGACGACAGATAATATACCAAACTACAGCGCCGAGATACAGAGGTTATATCTCGAAATGTTCATGAGTGATGCTGAGACATTTGTGCGTTGTCAGAACATATTTGACCCCGAAAATTTCGACAGGAAACTCCAGGATGTTGCGGCATTTATCAATGCCTATGTGAATGAATATAAAATTATGCCAGAGGCACAGATCGTCAATGCGTCTTGCGGCACAGACCTAAATCCGGTAGAATTACCTAAGGAAAACTATGATTGGTTGATGGCAGAATTTGAGACATTTTCACGCCATAAAGCACTTGAAAGGGCGATTTTAAAATCAGCTGATTTGTTGGACAAAGGCGATTATGGTCCAGTAGAAAAGATGATTAAAGACGCTGTACAAATCAGTCTACAGCGTGACATGGGTACAGATTACTTTGAAGATCCTAGACAGCGACTTGAAGCATTGAAGAACTCAAATGGGCAAATTAGCACTGGTTGGCCGTCGATCGATAAGAAATTGTATGGTGGATTTAATCGAGGTGAATTAAACATTTGGTGTGCGGCATCAGGAGGCGGTAAGAGTTTGTTCCTTGCAAACTTGGGCTGTAACTGGGCATTGAACGGATTAAACGTCTTGTATCTAACATTTGAGTTGAGCGAAAATTTAGTGGCTATGCGTATGGATAGTATGATGACTGATGTACCGACTCGTGAAATTTTTAAGAATCTCGAAGACGTCGAACTCAAGGTTAGGATGCTAGGCAAGAAAGCAGGAAGCATACAAATCAAGTATATGCCTAGTGGTAAGACTGCGAATGATATCCGTGCATATCTAAAAGAATATCAAGTGAAAAAAGGATGCAAACCTGACATTTTATTGATCGACTATTTGGACTTGATGATGCCGATGTCAGTTAAAGTTAGTCCAAGCGATCTTTTCGTCAAAGACAAATATGTGTCAGAAGAACTGCGTAACTTGGCTATGGAAACGCAAGCGATTGTGTGTACAGCTAGTCAGTTAAATCGTGCGGCAGTGGAAGAAATTGAGTTTGATCACAGTCATATTTCAGGTGGCTTATCTAAGATCCAAACAGCAGATAATGTGATTGGTATTTTTACAAGTCGTGCAATGAAGGAACGTGGACGCTATCAAATCCAGTTTATGAAGACTCGTTCTAGTAGCGGAGTTGGACAAAAAGTTGACTTGGAATTTGACGTTGATACTCTGAGAATTAAAGACTTGGGTGACGAAGAAAGCGGCGACGGATTCAAGAAACCCGGAGCATCGATTTATGATAGCTTGAAAAAATCAAGCACAGTTGTAAATCAAGATACAGGTGAAATTAAATCTGATCCTACTGAAGGAATTCCTGTGAGCAAAATCAAAGGTGTAACAGGTAATTCAAAGATTAGAGAACTACTGGCAAATATCAATCCAGAAAAAGATTAGAACAAGCTAGATATTTTTTGATTAACACAGTGACTGATCGCACGTTGCCACTGTTCTTCGCCTGTGCCGCTTAGGCAAACATCAATCGAGGCAGGCGCAGTAAGCCAACGATGATCCGGAGTCCACGGACTTATACCGCTCATTTCTCCGTCCAGTTGTCCTGCACTCCAAGCCGCTAGTCCAATACCAGGTCGCCAAATAGCAGGTCCATCATTTCCGGCTATAGCAGCCAAGATACTGATATCTCCAGTGATACCCAGATCGGGTGTAATTTGTAAGGTGCTCGGACTGGACCAATCCATCGTGTGTACTACGTGTACCCTGGCAGGCTCAACAGGCCCGCCTACGTAGACATTCGAAAATCCATCGTACTCGATCCCAGCGGCCTGCATGACTGTTTTCATAGTTACAGCATTAGCTTCTTTATTCACTACTACTCCCCATGCACCATTAACTCCGTGTTGCGCCAGCAGGATAACCGCTTTGGAGAAGTGGGGGCTGTTGTTTTTCGGTTGGGAAACTAGTACATTTCCCATGAGTGAATTAAAACTGGTCATAGTGATATTTACGCAATAAATAACAGTCTATGTACATCTTTGAGTATAATCCGCCGATCGAACTGCATGATAAGCTAAACCCTGTTCTATGGAACGACGAGGAAATTAGACGTCAAATCCAGGTCAAACTGCTTCAAATCGCCAAGGAATTCTATCATTTTTTGTCGGTTTCGGCGCCGATCGAAGACGTTTTGATAACCGGGTCTCAATCCAACTATAACTACACAAACTGGTCTGATATAGACCTACATATCGTATTAGATTACGATAACATCAGTTGTGAAGGAGAAGCCAAAAATCTACTGGATGCCAAACGTAAACTGTGGAAACGCGAGCACGATATCAAACTCAAAGGTATTCCGGTAGAGTGCTACGCTGAAGATCTAAATCAACCAGCAGTTACAGCCAGCTACAGTCTAATACACAACAAGTGGGTCAAACGCCCAGGCACACCTATAAAAAACTACGACGTCGAAGGTGTTAAGGAATTGTACGGCATGTGGAAAACAGTGATCAAAGATGCTATCAAATTCCGCGAAGCAGGACTGTTAAAACGTGTCAAAGAACTACTGGCCACATTTAGGAGAAAGAGTCTTGCCAAAGATGGTGAATTCGGTAACGGCAATCTAGCTTTTAAAGCACTGAGAAATTCTGGATGGATAGAACGATTAATGAAAGCAGTTGATGATCTAGAAGATCAGGAACTGAGTTTAAAGGATTAACAAGCCCACAGATACGTGGGCTTTTTTTATTGTACCCAGGGTGGTACTTGTACTGTGATTTTTACTTCTTCTTCCAACTGTTCTAATTGGACCTTGAGCTGATCTGTCATGCGCACTAGCTCGTCTTCACCCAGGGCATTTTCTAGTAATTCTTCTACATGCTCTTTGGTAAGACTAGCATACTCGACCCAGTTTTCCACAATGGCGTTTTGGAATTCGGCTGTTGGTATATCTGTCGAACCGTACATAGGAACACGATTGCCTTGGCTATCACTGCCCCACATGGTCCAATAGACTTTGGTAACTACGTCTGAGTGATTGCCAATCTTAGATGTAGTTTCTAGTTTGGTAAAATCCCAGTCGAAATAATATTGTATAGTTGTCATGGTTGATTAATTTCTGGAACGCTGTCCTGGTGGATAATCTTTTTCATTGTATGGGCCCAGGTCTGCTAACCATTCATCCATTTCTGCAACGTTCTTAACCATAGTACCGTCAGGCAACTGTATCACCGGCAGTTGGCTCCAGTTAGGACTGGCCGCTCTAAACTGTTCCCACTTCCATGCGCCACCGTCAACACATCTTTCCTCAAATTGAACTTTTTGATTTTGTAAACGATGTATAACCCATCTGCTGAGTGTGCAGTGTACACGTGTCCATACTACGCATTGTTTTGGTTGTGTGCTTAATGACATTTTTAATCCTCTTATACGTTTGATCTAATTAACCAGCTGTATTTAATTGACTGTACCACGCTGGCTGATTTTGTTATGTTGTTATTCTGACTGTTCCTATCACCGTTATGGATAGGGATAGCGATGCTGTTGGCATTAGTAAATGTACCAACACCATTGGTTAATCCTACAACCAGTTTGTCTGTTTTGTTTCCAGCAACGTTCGGATGGATCGTGTAGGTATTGTCAGGATAGACAAATACTTCGACAGTTCCTTTGTAGTATTCTGTTTCGGTTAGATCTTGAAAACTAAATGCTAGTTCACCATAGGTAATATTAGAGCAATCAAGGATAGCGAGATTGTAGGTAGTACCATAAGCTTCACCCAATGGCATGGTTATGGTGTTGTTTTGATTGACTACAGCATTGCCCTGCACAGAAGCGTTGATAGCTCCAGCATGATCCATCTCTGGTAGTCGTGCCCAACTGTCGCTGGTTGCGATATAGAATGTGTCGTTGATATTGTAAGTAACGTTACCTTGGATAGTAAAGAACGCAGTGGCCTGATTTGGCACTGTTGCTATACTGGTCACTGGATAAGCATGTTGCTTTGTTGAATCGTATATTGTCCAACTGCCAGGAACATATGATGACTGGTAAGTGTTTACCTGTGAATACCATTGGCTGGCCATAGTGGTAATCACGTTAGTGACAGTGTTGGCTGTTTGGCTGGCTGAGAAACCGCTTGGTGAAAAATTTGAAGTAGCTACATACAGATAGTTATTGTCTACTAGGACCTGTCCTGGAACTTGATTTAGTTGTCCCTGTAGGCTCTGTGGAGCTCCAATACCTAGGATAGTAGTCACAGTAGCAAGGCTAACTGTACCGTCTGCAGGGTTAACTGTCAAACCAAAACCGACTCGGATACCACCTAGTACGCTTGAGCTAGCGATAGGTACCGAGAATGTTGATGGTAGATCACGTAGGTCGTTGTAGCTACCAGATACTGCTACAGTGGCCAGGCCAAGATTTGAAACACCGATGGCTTTTTGCTGTGTGGTATACGTAGTAACTGTGCTGATATCCAGCTTGTGGCCGATGTTGTCAGTTAGGGTTTGTAGTGTATTAGTGTTGGTTAGTGCGGCGGCCAATTGACTAATAACTTGGAATGTAGTTCCCGATGAGCCAACCAAATTGCCCAATGCGGCAGACACAGCGTTATTCAGTGTACCTGTGGTCACATAAGAACTCAGTGTGGCACTGGTCAAGTAGCCCATGTTGTTGACGAATGAGCTGATAGCAGTTGGATAGTCTAGCAAGCTATAGTAGCTGCCTGAAGTTGATACCTGTGCCAATACTGGTCGGTGTGTTAGATCGTTGTAGTCGCCTGTGATAGCCACGGTACTGAGATTAGGCAGTTGTCCTGCGTCAAATGGCTTGACCCAAGTAAATCCACCATAGGGATTGGCGCTCAATAACCACGTAGCTGTAGCCGCAGAATCTGTGCGTAGCATGGTGTTGATGATAGTGCCGCTGGCTATTTGGCTTTCTGAAAGCTGTCCAGTTATCTGCTGGAAGCTGGGGAAACCGCCACCACCACCTCCACCGCCGTTGTGTATGGCTACTCCGCCTGGAGTTACCCCATCGCTGATGGCAAATGTTAGTGTGTCTAAATCGACGAAAATTTCGCCTCTGTGCGGTACTAGTGTGCTACCTTGGGCAATAATGTCTTTACCCTGGAATATTCTTGTGGCCATTTGTGATCTTCCTTGCTCTCTAACGTATTGGTTAAATATACGACTATGACATTATTTACCGTTAATGTAGAAACTTCCGATATACCCGCAGCCATGCTACTCAGCCGTTTGAGCACGGGCTACGGCGCCGAAAGCGCACTGTTTAATCTAAATGCTGGCGAGTTTGACTGGCCCTTTGACCTACCAGTCGAAACCAGCTCAGGGCGACAGATCCTCCCAGGAGAAGCAGAAATGCAGATGCTGATACACCTGTTCGATCGGTGCATAATGGCGGTAGATGTCAAACAGGTAGTAGATCAAGGACTGCGTGATTTTGCCTGGCCCGGACACGTTTTCATGGACGAATCCATAAGGGTGCGCTACACTGTGACTAGGCTCAAACCCAGACTGGGCTGTACAGACGTAGACTGGCAGTGCGAGTTAGTGTCAGCAGATGATCGTGTGGCCTGTAGTTTTGTCAAACAACAACGTTGGTACTTATGACCGTATATTTCAGTTCAACCGCAAGTGTTTTTAGCTCTACCCAATTTACCACAGGCATAGACAGCTGGACAGTCACACCGCAGGTCTATGTTACTACAGCCAGCAACGTACCGCCCACTACTTTTGCCAATGTAGTTACCAGTGTCAGCTGGCACATGCAGGGCGTAGAAACACTTACAAACCTAACCAGCTACTATTTTACCGCTACCACTGTGACTGTGTTCGTGCAGACCATGAGCGGGGGCATACTCTACAGTTCAGTGATAGATCCTGCTACGGGCGGTGTCAAGCTCACAGACAACAGCCAGCGCAGTGGTGAAGGTTTTGAGCTAGGTGTCAGCGATTCGGCAACAGCTACCCCCGAACAGGTCCTAGGTTGGATCGTAAACGCCAGCCCCTTGGGCTATGCCAACACTGTGGCCTATCTCACAGCCACTATCTGTACCGACATACTCACACAGAGCCAGCGCCAGCTGAGCATCGCTTCTAGCCCGAGCCAGCAGACTCCTCCATTCGCCCAAATCCAACCCTATTCCACGAGTACACAGCACATTTGACACCGATTCTTAAATATGCTATTATATTAGCACTTAAAGGATCATTATGTACAAGTTTAAACCAGGCCCATACGAGCCAGCAGCCATCGAACCGGGCAAGCCCCTAACATTCTCACAAACATGGACGTTTGGTGACATCATCTACTCCATGATTCCCATACGCTTGCTAGGCGGTGGCGAGTTTTATCTACGCTTGGAAAATCTAGACAACTTGTGTAAGACAGTCATAGGTTGGCCCGACGGGGGCACACACTCAGGACGCATGCGCCAGAAAGATTTCGACTTGCTCAAACCTCTAATCGAAGCACAGGACTATATCACCAAATGGGCAGTATGGAACGGTGAAGCCATCACACATCCTCTAGACAATATCTGTTGCTGGTTCTACGGCAATCGCATAGACAAAGGACATTACGGACGGCTCTACGCATTAGCAGTGGGCTTGGACCCAGATCAGTGGGAACCTGCGATCACCCAACCATGGCTAACCTTGGGCAACAACGAACCAATACGTGTGCCAGGAAAACACATAGTGATATCTAAAACTGACAGATACGGTAACGGACAAGTACATCAGGTATGGCGCAACATGGTTGAACAGCAGTGGAACGAGCAGGCCCTATTCGTAGGCACTGCCGAAGAACACGCGGCATTTGAGCAGGATTTCGGCATCAAGATCCAGTACTATCCAACTCGGGATCTGCTAGAACTAGCACAGGTCATAGCGGGCTCAGAACTGTACTTGGGCAACCAATCAGTGGGCATGGCTATAGCACAGGGTCTGGGCGTAAACTTCTGGTGCGATCACCGCAAGGACAACTGTACACTAGAAGGTTGTGAAACTTACTTTAAACGAGAAAATGGCTATTATTTCTAAGAGTTACACATGGGTGCTGATCCTATTTGTCGTGGTATTCGTCCTAGCCCGAGCTGTTAAATGGCACGTGTTCTAACACAAGCACTGGCACAGATAGCCGAGCTCAGAGCCGCCCAGGCACGCCGGCGCAAGCAGAAACAGTTGGAGCGACTGACCAAGCTGATGGCTAATAAGCCCAAGCCACGTCCGGCAGCTAAGTCAGTTAAAAAGAGGTAATTCCGGGCGGCACTCTACAACCCTCTCCCGCGAAGCGGCTCGCAAAAAAATTTTGCTAGAGTTCAGGGACAGTAGGTAAACCATCTGCACCAAGTCCACATCCAGCGTCGCTCTACGTAGAGTAACGCTATCAATAGAACTAGTACCAGGGTTTCGCGCCAAGAATAGCGAACAGGTTCGGGTGTCCAATCGTCAAGCACGGCGTCCCCATGCCAAGCGCAACCATAAGCGTTCGTGAACATAGTGTACCGCAGTCAAGATTAGGTGTATGATGACAGCATCGCTGAGTCCAGTCCAAATGGCTGTTATAAGCAGTGCGATGATCCTATAAGTAACTGCTCTTAGAACAGTGCGTGAATGAGTTTCCATATGTCTACTTAGCCCACGCTAGCAGGAACATGGTTTTATCCTGATTCCATTTGAACGCTACGCAAGCCTGCCAGTATTCCTGCTCGTGTACAGTATGATAGCACCAACGAGTCCAGTGACAGCCCACGTGTGAGCATAGCCATGATTCTAGCACATCTATAGAGTTGACCCAGTCGATCTGTCCTGCATCCAGTAGTGGCCATGGTGCTAGTGCTATGTGTGGAAAGTCTGGATGTACAGGATGATCTGGTAAGAATCGCATGCTAAAAGTATTTTATAGTACGTATCTCAAAATCTTCACGATCTATATACTGCGTTCGCCCGCCGCGTGTAGTATAGCTATAATACTTGCCGAGCCATATGAACTGGCGTCCAAAATCCCAGCGATCGATCCACGTGGGCCAAACAGCCCAGTATTCAGTGTAGTTGACACCGTTCAAGCGGAATGTGCGAGTGATTGGATTAGCGTACATATACAGTCGTTATTATACACTATTTACAGTGGCGATTGCATATCCACCGCGGTCAGTGGGGAAAATAGCGAAGACGTATGTGTAGTGCAAAAAAAATTACTGCGCAAAAATTTTTGAACCAAAAAATCGGGATATGAGGAGCATTTTTACTCTAGTGTGTAAGTATATATGTAACACAAGGAGAATACAAATGACCCAGTTACAGCACACTATTAGAGAGTTACACGGAGAGAATCCGCCCTAATTGACTGTGCAGACAATTTGACGCAGTGTACAAGTCGCAGGACTATAAATTACTCAAGCTCTATTCGTAGGGCTTTTTTTGTGGGTCGTTTAATCCTAGCCAATCTTGTAGCCAGTAACCAACCCAATATATAGGGGGGATCGATAAGGGTGTAGCAACGCAGGTTACGACAATCCAAAATAACTGTTCTTGTAGAGAGTATTCCATAGTCGGATATTTAAGCCGGTCTATACATATAGTAAAAAAATCTTGTGCGCAAAAAGTTGGATGGGTGGAGAACCTGACCCCTGGTGATTACATCTAACTGGGGGGTGATTTTAGGAAAGATTTGGCATGCGCTTTATTGCGCAAGTTAGTGCTTGCTAACATAGTGACCTGGGTACCCCCACCATACCCCCAGGCCACCATGTCTAAGCATGCTTTAAGCATGCTTACCATCTAGAGCTCTAGCTCTCCCTCCGCTTCTAGCTCGGCTACTACATCGTTGAACAAGCTGTTGATATCCTGTATGCTGGCCGCACGTCGGATGTCTGCATGCCTCCGGCGTAGAGCTGTACCTTTGCTGTAGACTAGCTCTACATGCTCTGCACAGTACAAGGTGTCTGCTACTAGATCCTTACAAGCACAGTAGGGTGTAGGCCCTAGCCACTTGCGGCTGTCATAGTCTGGGCCTAGGTATGTGCATCCATACTGTGCCAGTGCTTGCTGATCTGTATGCATTAGATCCTCCGCATACAAGTAGTCTTAGCCATAGCAGTCCACGTTAGGGGGAATGCCTTCTTCAAGTCTGCTACCTTGAGCACCATGCGCAGGCTTAGCTCACGTAGCTTTGATGCATTGTCTACTATGAAGTTGACTATCTCCTGCTTGACCACGGGCTCGAACTCGTATGCATCCAACATGCCATCTTCTACGATCTGCTTGATGCGCAAGATCTTCTCGCGATCTGTGTCCATCTGCAGGTCTATGTAATGGCAACGGCTTTCTAGTGCGTCCAAGTGATCTCTGAGTCGCTTGCTCTTGACGTGCTCAAACTTGATGTTGGTGATAAAGATAGCGGCACCCTTGAACTCGAAACGATCTGGGATACCTTCTGATCTGAGTAGACGTGAATCAGTATTCCAAGCGATGAAACGCTTCTTGCTAGAGTCTAGTGCGCCCTTGAGGATGTTCAAGCTCAAGTCCTCCATTAGGATGCTATCACAGTCGTCAAACACTAGCACGTGATTGGCATCTGAATGCTCGTATAACTTAGCATACAAGCCTAGGGCTGACATTGCGCCCTTTACGATCTCGTACTTGGGCTTGCGCTCACCTAGAACATCGAATAAGCCATCTTTGCTCAGTACTTCTTCTACACCGAAGCTTTTACCAACTCCGGGAGGGCCACTAACGATCATAGCACGTACATCACCTGCACGTACAGCACGGGTCATGTCTGTGAGGATCTGGAAACGCTCTTTGAGTCTGGAGACGATCTCTTCGTCTGATTCACGTGCTACTGCCATTTCGTTAGCACGGATAGCTTCTTTGTCGAACTCTAGTACTGTAGCGACGCCTGAGGGTTTGTGTGATGCTTTTGCCATATGTGTCCTTTAAGTGTGTGTAAATCAGTATTATACTAGACTGCGCGAGCTTTGTCAATCACTTTGGCGACATCCGCTGTATATTTCTCCAGCTCGCCTTCGTGCTCCAAGCTCTCATCGATAGCTATCTTCAGCAGGCCCATAGCGTCGATGCGATCCTTGTAGGGCAAGGCCGTGATGAACGCATTTACCTGCTCGAGGTTCTCGATGTTCCACATGACGTCCAAGAGCATCTTCTGCTTGGGGGTTAGGTTGGGGATGCTGATCATTGTGCGAAGATGTCCTTGCTTAGGATCTCGTCCTGTACCAGCCGGTGGGCCAAGTTCAGCGCCAGCATAGCACCATACCAAGCCATACGCTGTTCTTCAGCACTACCGCACTCGGTTAGCAAAACTGTCAAATGATCTAAGTCTGCAGGTGTCATCCACAAGCCGGATTTTGGAATAGGGTTATTAACGATATCGTACATATTTCGCTCCTTTAGTGTTTAAGTGTGTAGTATAACAGGTTTTACCGGGCCTGTCAACCCCTAGTCCCAATCTTTCTTGCCACCGAACCGTTCATTGTGTTCGTAGCCCGCATGGTAAGCACGGATCTGGTCTGCTGTCATCATCACTTCGATGACTTCGTTGCCCGTAGGGGTCATGTAATGTGGACGACGGCCACGGCTATACCAACTGTCAGCACTGCCCCTATCAAAAGGTGACCCGTGGCTCGTATCAAACTCAGTAATTTCGCTTTTAAACATATCTGCTCCTCTAGTGTATGTGTACATTATAACACAGGTTTTACCTGTTGTCAACCCCTAGATGAACTCACAGACAAATCCATCTGGCTCTACTTCTGCTAGGGGTTGCAACATCACAGCAGGGTAGGCAATTGAGCCTTCGTACTCCAACTGGCTCTTCTCGAAGGATGTCATAAATGAATCCTCCACTACACCGTAGCCTACAATGTACTGGCGACTGCCAACATCATCCCACTCAATGCGGGTACGGAGAGCATGTAAGAGCTCTTCAACGTGCTCGGCGCTAGGCTCTTGGGCACCTAACTGGTAGAAGTAGTCTTCACCGCCTTTGAACTTCCAGTGCTGGGGGCACTCACCCTCGCCATCCCAATCGTGGGCACCATAGTTTTCCATGTATTGCGTAACGATATGTAGTTTCATCTAGTAGCTCGCTTTCTTAGTGTATACAAGTATTATAGCAGATTTATTTGGTTTTGTCAACCTCTGCGTTGTAGGCCTTAATAAACTCTTCTACAGAGCCAAAGACTTCTACGGCTGTTTCTTCAACGATAACGCGGTACTCTTCTAAGAACTGTTTTACTGGAATTGCCATTTTGTGCTCCTGTTTTGCTAGTGTATGTGTACATTATAGCACAGGTTTTACCGTTTGTCAACCGGTTTACGAACTAAATCCCAGTCGGTGAAAGGTTGTGGCTTTTTTACAACACAATAAGGGAACACCCCGTATCTCACGATAGGGGGTGTTTTGCTACGTTGCCTAGGGGACACTACCCCGCCTAGGACTTTGGAGCGACTGATTAGAGTGTGATGCCCATTGCTTTGGCTTTGTAACCTAAAGCAACGATTTCACGTGATGGGCGACCAATCTCGTATTCTGTTACAGTAACACCATTACCAGCTACACGAGAGTTCGCATAGATAGCATAGCCAGCTTGACGAAGGCGTGATGCTTCGGCAGCTAAGTTGCCAATACCAAATTTCTTAGCTTGAGCAACAGTCAGTTTCTTACCAGCTTGGAACAATTGGAATGCCTTGCCAGTTTTAGTTTCTAAGTTAATACGTTTCATTTAAATTTTCCTTTCGGTTTAAGTGATGTGCGTTCACATCGTACAACTATTATAACACCTTATGCCAGCCCTAGTCTAGCCTTTTGGACTTTTTCCTCACGTGCCTTTTCCCAACTGCGTTCTAGATTGGAATTACCAGTAGCATCCATGAGCATGCGTCCCAGGTTATCCAGAAGGGGAATGCCTACTGCTACTTCTTCTGATCGTTCCCACCAGAAGTAATCGATCTTGGAGTAGAAGCTGTTAGGACCCTGCTGTTTCATGCCAGTGTCTCTGAGCTGTATGGTTCGGATCCATTTGGTATACAGGCGATCAGCCGTGATGCTCCAGTAGTCTCGGGCCCACTTGCTCCGGGCTTCTGCTAGAGCGGCTCGGGCTTGATCTAGTCGGACTCCCAGGTGCTCGATCTCCCAACCAGCATCGCGCCAGTCTTTGATCGCCCCAATGGGCATGTACTCAGTATTAGTCTTTTTTCTTGATGGAAACATTGGCACGGAAGAAGGCTCCTAAAACGATAACAGCAAACCAAGTGGGTAAGTTATAAGGTACAGCTAGGCTGGGAAACAGGGTATTGAACGCCCAGATCGTCAGCAACGGACCAACAAGGACGACAACTACTACAACGCCTACAACGCCTATGAGTCCTACTACGGTTAATAAAGTCTTCATACTATCTCCAAAGTGTTAGTGAGGGCTCTCTCGTTGGCCCTCGCCACGTTACTACCAACGTCCTTAGAAAGGAGCGTCTTCTGGATACTTCTCAGCAAACTGCTTCATCAAGCTAGCGTTTGCTTCTTTTACAGACATCACTGGCTCAGCTTCTGCTTTCTTGGCTGTAGCCTTAGGCTTCATAACGCCTTTTGCGGCGGGCTTGCTCTTGGCAACTGCTTTTGTTACACCGCGCTTGTCTGCGGCTGCCTCTAATGCTGCCTGTACGTCCTTGTTACCATCTGCAAAGTTGATAGACAACAAGTAGGCAACTGCATCTTCCTTGCTCATTGGAACCTTCAACTCTACGATGTCGATATCCTTGTGTCCGTTCTTGGCTAGTACTTTGACACGCAATGCATCATTACAAAAACGTACCTTGAACTCACCATTTAAACGTGAAACACCTGCATGTGAATAAAACATATAAAACTCCTTCTGTGTGTAATTAATATTATACTACCAAACTGCTCAAAAGTCAACCAATTTCTGGTTTAACCAATCAATGATATCTGCGGGCTTCTCTTGCTTCTGCGACGCATCATCGATCCAATCCCCTTCGTCCGACTCTAAGCTGTCTGCCCAATCCTCGTAGTCGGGGTCCTCGTAGACCACAGCGAAGCGGCTCATTTGCTCAACTCCACTGACTGCGTCTTCACAGTCTCTACGCCCTTGTCCAACATCTTAGCGATACCGGTAAAACCAACAGTCGCCAGCACTAGACCAAAGATAGTTCCAAAGATAAAACCCTTCATGCTACCTCCTTCTCTTTACAAAAGTCCTCGGCCTTAGCCAGGATACCGTCAAAAATAACTTCGTTAGTGTCGCTCATAGTAAGGCCAAACATGTTGCACCCTTTGTTGACAACCTTAACGCGGAATGTCGGACCGTTAGCATAGATGTGATACTCGTAGTCCTGTCCACAGTCCTTAGTATCAGTAGGGTACAGATAAAACTGCCCTGCTTCGTTGCCTTTGAAATTGCTGACCAGCTGTGCGGCCAAACAGCCCATGCCGTTAGCTGTACGAGCCTTAGACTCGCCGCCTAGGCCGTTAACCAGTTTAAACTGCTTGAGGAATTCAACAAGCTCTGCACCGTGTCCTTCTGGATAGCCGTCGTACTGGCGATAGAGATTAATGATTGGACGATGTACTGCGCGACCGTTACGTGCTTTGTACGTGTCGTATACGAATGTTAATGATCTAGTTCCCATTTGTCGCTCTCCTTAGTATGTGTATATTATAGCACAGGTTTTACCAAATGTCAACCACTTTATTCCGTTTCGCACTCGCCATCGTGCTCCATTAAGCACTCAATAGCATCAGCGATACGGCTACATTCTGCGGAGTAAAACTTATAGTCACCGATCGTTTTAACAAGATCCTTATCAACATACTCAAAGCCACCATAGTAGTCAAAACGGTTGCTGGCGTAGCATACGATCCAGTCCTCATCAACCCAAGCCATGCCACAACGAGGGTCTAGGCCCAACTGGCTAGCTTCAACCTTGCGCATACCCTGGATATGGCGCTCAACAACATGCTCCACATCATCCATCAAGTCTGCTACACAATCAAATTCTGTATCAGTAAAGTAACCCATAATTCGCTCCTTTTGTTTAAGTGTACGTGTAGTATAACACAAAGAGGGGCCGTTGTCAACCCCCCCTGTTGTTTTTATTCCATACTCGCCATGCCGTCGTCTTGCATACCCTGCTCTGTAAAGTACACTTCAAAGCCTAGTAGCTCGCTAACAGTAGCTTCAAAGCCGCTGTCTGTGTACAGTCTCCACGTGTCTTCTAGTGCTTCTACGTCGTCAAAGCCGTTTACTGTGTAGTATACATTAATGCTTCTGTAGCTGTCGTAGTCGCCACCTGCTACTCCCTCTGTAACGCAAATTGTCGTAATGCGTACATCGTCTGTGTCTGTAAGCGCACAGTCCCAAATGCTGTCGCCAGCAATGTCTGCACGTACATCGCATGTGTAAGTCGTAGTAACAAAGTCCTCGTCTGTCTCAACGCTTGTTTGTGTTAGTTGTTTGCTTATTGTCTGCATGTTCGCTCCTTATTCAGTTATTTGCATTTCAATCAAATTGTCCGCATAGTCCTCTAGTGTACTTTCTAAGTCCTCTAGCGCACAATGCACTTCGTAGCAGTTGTCGCTAGCCCCTAGTGCCGCTTGTACAATAGCGTCTGCTTCGTTTAGTAGTTTAATTGCTTTGCGTAGTTCAAACGCTTTTGCGTAATTGCTTGTCATCTTTGCTCCTTTTAGTGTATGTGTAGTATAACATCTTTAAGCCCAGTTGTCAATATATTCTACAACATATTCCTCCAAGCTAATGCACTCCGCCCAATCGTGTTCGTACACCTCGTTCTCGTCAAAGCACTCACAGCAACGCATTACACGCATTTCGCCTGTTTCATCTTTAAGCACAGCGTCAAACAGTTCGTTGCCGTCCATTTCTTCGTTCCAACTAATTTGTTTTAGTAGTGTAACTTTTTTCTTAGTCCAGTTTACCATTACACTACCTCCAATGTATTAAAATCGTGTTTAGTAAACACTTCCATGTCGCACAGTATACACTCGTCTAACAAGCGCACTTCGCCTGTTTTAGTGTCCTCAATGTAATAGTTCATCGCAGTATGTCCGTTATAGCTAGTATTTTCTCCAGCTTCGTTTACATACAGTTCCTGTGCTACAACTTTAAAACGTTTTTGCATACATGCTCCTTTTAGTGTACGTGTAGTATAACACACGTTTTCCAAAATGTCAAGCACTATTTTACAATTAATCCTACTGCGTAAATCGCCAGCAATGCACCATTAATCACAATCAAATTCGCTTCACGTATACGTACAGCCCACAGCAAGTACAGTGCCGCCCCAACAGCAAATAATAGTCTATTGTACGCAAGTACTTCAAAACTAGTAAGTAATGCCGCTGTTAACGTTACTGCGCAAGCTGTCCATTTTAAAATATTATTCAACATATGGACCTACTCCTCTCACTATAACACAAGTATAACACAGGTTTTACCAAATGTCAAGCTCTTTTATAAAATACGTGCTGTCCAATCTGTTGTATTCGAGCCACACTCTTGGCCCAGACTGGGGGCTTGATGTAGTCCGCATGATACAGGGTGCTGTCCTCTAATCCCGATACCCTATAGCCCTTGGCTAGGACAGCATGAGCAACCTCACGGCTTTCTGCCCACAGCTGACCTTTAGGAGTCTCCGTGCGTTTCTTCGTGTAAAGAGTCCACGAGAACTGCGCCGGGGCATATACCACCTTACATATCGTCTTGCCATAGCGACCCTCACGCAACCGGTTGATAGTTACCTGGGCCACAGCGAACTTTCCCAGTTTGGATTCTACGCCAGCCTCATGATAGATGTTACGGGCTAGGCAGTCTTCATCAGCAGGTGTATACTTGATCATATGGTTGGTCTTGATGATGTAGGCTTTGATGTCCTGCACATCCTCATGGACCGTGGCGATCTCCATCTGCATAAAGCCTAGGGCGGCTGCCACCACCGCCACTAGGACCCACATTGACTTATTCACTCTTGGCCTTTTCTTCTGCACCTTCTTTAACCCAGAGGTATAGATCTTCATCCTGCTCGTTCTCTGCTTCATACTCAGCCATACCTTCAGAGATACAGAACATATCATCTAACACTGCGGGCAGGGTATCTGCAACCTCTGTTGAATTACGGCAGTCGCTCAAGTCATAGAAGTCATCGTAGCCATCTTCCCAAACACCAGCGAAGCACATACCACCTTCATAATAGTAGGCACGCACTGAGAATCCTAAGTCACACATCTTACCATAGAACTCCAAGGGCGGGCTCCATGCTGAATCAAAGCTCATAGCCAAGCGTCCATCTTCTAGGACATCAGCAGTCATACCATCACCACCTACATCCCACTTGGTGCCCCACTCGTTGACACAGTAGTCATACCAATTGCCGTAGCCGTGTTCTGCAACATTGCGAGCAGTATCTTCTTCCAACTTCTTCTGCTCTGCTTCGTCTGAAACACAACCAGCAACGATATGCAAGCTCGCAGGCACAGGAACGAACTCCTCGCACAAGCGACCATCGTTGAAAGCCACTCGGGCTCTCTCGATCATTGCTGGGTCTTCGTGTTGCAATTCTAATGTGTTATTGCACCAATTAGGCATTCTCTTCTCCTAGGTTAATTACTTGGGTTGTTTGATATTCGTAACTCTTGGCCAAAGGATTAACGTCTCCCAAAGACAGGGCAAAGATCTCCTCTGCCTCGTCTTGATACTCTGCTTCTACCACACCTTCGTAGTAGACTTCTTCATAGGCTGTGACCTTGAACTTAGGCATTAGGCCTCCGAAAACTCGTAGAACTTGACATCTGGGTCAACCTTCTTCAACTGCGCCGCCGCTGTGGTCAATTTCTTGTATTTGAGTTGAACAACGCTACGGCTCAACTCACCATCACAAGTCAAGTTCTCAGGGCTCAAGTCACCGTCAATCATGTCTGCGATACGCTGACGATCTGCGGCGATTGCCAAGCTCAAAGGTGCCTTACCGAAGATGGCATTGAAACGGTTACGCTGTTCTACATAGTCTGTTAGTGCTGACATATTCGCTCCTCTTATCTAACTAAAACATTAGTATAGCATCAAATGGTAAAACCGTCAACCCCTTAATAGTCTGCTATGGGCTGTTCGTCTGTATCCAAGTCTACAAACACCTTATTAAAAACATCCTCGCCGAATCTGTTGTCAAAATACAACACCTCATAGCAGAACTGCTTGCCGTTAGTGATACCTAAGAACTTGGTTTCTTTGATCGTATCAGTATGCCCGTTCTTGGCCAGAGCCCGCATGATAGCCGCAGGGTCTAGGGATCTCAGCTTGTCGATCTTATAGTAGGTAATCAATCGTATGCCTCCTCACCTAGCTCTAGGACTTCTTCAAACACAACCTCGACGTCTGTGATACGCATAGTCTGCTCTGCATCACTAACACCTTCGAACGCATCTCTGAAGCTTTGGTTCTCAGCTAGGAAGTTGAATACATCCTGCTTGTCAGTGCCCTCTGGCACTTCAATCCACTGTATGATTGTGGTCTCTACTTTGGCTTTCATATCTTCAACTCCTTAAAGGTTCTGTATCGTGTGCTGAACTTGATAGGCTTGCTGAACATCCTAGGCTCATTACGGCTGGCAGTTATCATAGCATACAGCATATCTTTGGCATCATTGACATAGTAGATATGGTTGGGCACTGAGCCCTCCCATACCGTTGTTTCTTGTAGTATCTTCATTAGAAGTGTGGGTCCAAATGTTCGTGACGGCCTTTGCTCATCCAGCAATACTTGTTACCAGTCATTCTGTAATGATCGCCGATCTTAGTGAACTTGTAACCGTTGTCTACGAAGATGAACTTCTTTGTGATGCGAACGATCTTGCCCGCATAATAAGAGTCACAGTTGATACCGTAACTCACATCATCTCCTACATTATATTCTACCATATCACTCTCCTTTTGTTTCAGTGTAAGTGTATTATAGCACAGGTTTTACCAAATGTCAACCACGGACCGTTGTAAAAGTGCCACAGGGTTAATAAGTCTCAGTGGCTTCGACTCGCAGGTTTCGTAGAGGGTTTATATAGCGGCGGACTTACAGTCTGCTCTACAGGATGGCATCACCCTACCCGCTAATCCGTTACAAAAAACTCCCCGGGTCGTAACCCTCTTGCGTGGCCCAGTGCCGTTATACGGGAGGAACCTTGGCGTCATAGTCCGGCGCCCGGGGATAAAGTTGGGAGGGCACTACCCCTCCCGGAGCAATTAGTCTAGTCTACTGCAACCGTAGGCCTTCAAGCCCAAGCTCTCTAAGTAAGCCGCATAGGCATAGGCGCCCGCTTCTTTGACTGAGATGCTTTGGGTTGGAACACCTGCTGGGTCCCAATAGGTTAGGCATTTTGGTTTGTAGTCCTTGCGGAAGCCTGCCTTGATCAACTCCTGGGCCTGCTTGCTGTTGGTACGGTCCACATACACTTCTACCCAACCAAACCCGCAAGCGTCACGCTCGCCTACTTGTTGATACATGGCTTGGGCGGCGCCTTTAGCTAGTTCCAAACCTGCTGTGATGAATTCTGCTGTTACCATAGTTCGCTCCTTAAGTGTTTAAGTGTATAGTATAACATCAAAGGTAAAACCAGTCAACCTCTTTGTTGCGCTAAAGCAACATGGTGATCTTCGGGCTATCGCTCCTTAGCAGACAGATCACTGCCGTTCGCTAGTGCAAGGTGACCCTAGCTAGCTCTAGGGATAAAAGACCCGGGTGGGCGAGTTCCGGACGGGCTCCTGCTTCCCGAATGAATTAATGCCCAAAATCTCATTATGAATACAGTATAACAGGTTTTACCAATCCTGTCAACCCCTTAATGACCCTGGCAATAGCCCGGCTTCTCGTGGGTGTTTTCCTTTAGTTTCAGTTTACAGATCAGGCAACGATACTTCATGCGTACTCCCGTTGGCTATAGAAGTTGATACCAGCGAGGATACGCTGATAGACTTCTCGCTTGCTCATATAGTAAGCATAATCCTTATCAGCAGGCGTAAAGTTATACCAATTGTTGGCACGGGCATTGTCTAGGATATCTTTCTCCAGGCTATAAGTCGTGTAGTGGCCTTTGAACCCGTTGATACTGTAATGGGCTATGAATCCGGAGCATAGGTACAGGAAATTGTAGCCCGTACGGTTCAGCTTTTCGATATCCTTGACGGCCCTGAGTACATTGGCAACGATAAGGTCCTGCTGTCTTTGAGTTAATGGTTCGATCATTCTGATTCCTTTACGATATAGCCCATAGATTCATAATAGCCCCTACGAGCCGCCAACTCCCACCCTTCTAGGTACCGGGTACGGAGCAAGTGGAAGCCTGCCTGGGTATAAACACTCAGCATCTTCATGCCACTTCCTTGATACGGATTACGAAACCGCTATAGTCCTTCTTAGCACGGCCTTTGGCTTTCAAACCAATAACACCTACCTTAGGATCTAAGAAGCGCAGGTCGCTTTCATCAGCGGAGTACATGCCTTCTGGGATCTTATCATATACTGCCGCAACATTCATACCAGCCGCAAGCGCCTGCGCTACATCATTGTCATTAGACTCAGCACGGCTAAAGGTAAGATGATAGTTTGGAATATGCGCAACCTTACGCCCTAAGACCTTAGTATAGTCATAGAACTGTACATTAGGGAACAGCTCAAAGATGTTCTCTGTACAGAACACTGGAACTTCGTACTTCTCCCAGCTCAAGTCTGAAGTACCATTCAAACGGAACACGGGGATGAAGCCTTTGCGTTCTGCTTGCTTGATGGCTTTCATGATGTCATAAGCAAGATCCAGCATAAAGCCTGCGCGATCTTCGTAGAAGTACTTGGTCTTACGCAGGCGCGCCTTCTGTATAGCATTAGTGGTCTCACCGCGCTTGAACATACCGCCACGTCCGGCAGTGTTAAGACAGCTAGCAATGCACCCTGCTGTCGCTTTAGGGCATACATTATGTCCGCTCAAGTCGCTAGGTGCAAGATGCAGGATATAGGTCATATAGCCCTGCGCTTCGCCTTTGAGCGTCTTAGGGTTGCCAGTGCTTAATAGTTTGAATGTCATTGCTCGCTCCTCTTAGTGTGCCTACAGTATAACACGGTTTTACCACTTTGTCAACCAAGCCAACAATCCCTGGCTAGCTCTGTGGTTATTTCCTCCCCACCTATATATGCGCCCTCAAAGCCATAGGTGCTCTGTAGCGTAAGAGCCACACCCATATAGGTCTTTTTAATATCCACGATAGTACCGCATTGTTCGATATCGCTCTTAAAGCAGACTTCGTCACCGATGCCCACTGTCTGCCCATCTACTACCGCTGTCTTGTTCATGTTGATCATATTCGCTCCTCTCAGTGTCCGTGTAGTATAACATAGGTTTTACCATTTGTCAACCAAAAAAATAGAGCACTCAAAGAGTGCCCTAGGGTTATCTCAAACGGACCCAGCCGCAGAAGTTCTCGTAGTCGTATACGACATTGTCGCTATAGACTATGAGCCCGCCTATGTCCTCGCCGTCTGCTACATGAAACTCCCGTTCAAAACGCTCTGTAAGCGTCTCAATTGGGTCCTCAATGCCCTCGTAAGCATAGCGAACGCTGGGATGTGTATCGTTAATCCAATCTATATTCATATAAGCTCCCTGTAGTGTTTAAAGAACGCAGTAATAACTTCTTACTGTATGCATACAGTATAACATGATTTTACCAAACTGTCAACCCCCCAGGAAAGACCCTACAGACCACCGGGATATAGATCTAGGGGTTGACTTTTGGTAAAACCTGTGCTATACTATATGCATAATAAGAAAGCAGGTAAACTGTATGAGGCGTCGATGGGACTTGTCCGGGGTGGACGTGGAGGGTGCGCGAAGGGTTTGGCCCCGGCGCTGAGGTCAAGGAAACAGGCCCAAAGGGCCCATTTCCAGTATGTGTCTCTGCTGAGGTCCAGTCCACATCCCCTGCGGTTATTGGGTAACGAATACGTCTCAGTCCGGCTGAACACCGGCTACCGCTTCGCTTAATCGTCCGCGACAGCAAATACTCCTGCCCGGCTAGCAGAGCGTCTCTCGACGATTCTGATCACTGCCGTGTCTACGACATGTCCATTAGTCCAGTGGTCTCCAGCATGTGTTCAGCACCTGGTGTTCCTTCCCTCTGGATTCGCTTTCAGCTTAGGGTTTAACTTGGTGGGCCCTGAAAGAGTCGAACTTTCTTCTGACGATTATGAGTCGCCGGCATCTACCGATATGCTAAAGGCCCTATATGTTATTATAGCAGGTTTACTTGCGTAATCCTAGACTCGCCTGTAGCTGTTGTGCGGCATTGAGCTTTTTCACATGCTCGTTCTGCCCTTGCTTGGTAGCACTCATAAAGCTGGTAGGAACCCCACCCTTGGTCTGCCCAAAGGGTGTGTAGGTTTGCCCTGAGCCCGCACCATTGGGTTTTTGGCTAGACTCCTGCTGACCTGCAACGGGGTTTTGCTGTGGTGCACGATTCAACCCTGTGTCCGCTAGTGAACCCACTTGTTGACCCGCTGGATCCGCTACATCGACGAACTCCCACGGCCCTAGCAGTACTGGATTGCCATCTACACGGCGATTCCACTTGCGTAGGTAAAACAGTTCAGGCCCCGTCCATAGCTTGAGCTGATCGATCAGGTTAGCGAACACTGAGTCAATGAGGATACACTGTTCCGCACCCTCGATGATCTTGAGCCAATCGAATACGCTATCAGTGATCTCGGTAATCTCTATCAGCTGTACATCTGGCTCGATCATAGATAAGTCTATGTCATAGCGCAGGTCACTGGCTTGATTCTGGTAAACCATGTAACGGGGTTTTTGTACTAGTTGCTTATACAGTGCGTCCTCACGGGCAGGATCCCGTACTATACAGCGATCTAGTTCCCACTTTAGACTGAACGGTAAATTCATAGCCGCATACTTGTACTGATCGAACTTGCACTGTGCGAACAGGCTAGGGTTGGTCTTCTCTGGATGTGAGCTGAGATACTGATATAACCATAGTATATCCGCCTCAGCAATGCCTAGTGCCCGCAACTGTTTAACGGGGTTTTCATAAAAGAACTCGCCTCTCTCATCTACGGGCACAGCCAACCATGAAACCCAGGGAGCGGCCCGCATCATCTGCTCATAAAAGGGCTCACATACGGGCCAATAGACTTCATAGCCCTGGTCCTTGTAATGTCGAGCGATTGGTAGTGCTATAATGATATCACCAAGTCCTCGACTCTGTATGATACCTACTTTGTTGTTCTGCATACTTAACACCTTTCTGGATATTGTGAACAGTACTTACCGCCCCATCCATCAGGTGCCCGTACATATTGACGCTGTTGCCCAGAGTACGGACACACATCCCACGTACGACACTGCGGATAATAGCGAGCTATCTGCATGTCAGCACAACCTGTAAGAGCTAGTATACAACTTAAAGTGAAAAGATATACTATACGCATACTAGCTGTACGAGCCTTTCTCCATACTGGCTTTCAGCTATGAGACGGGCTTCATTGTAGTTGAGAGCACGTATAGTGACTGTGTTAACACCGCCCCATAGAGTCTTTACACTGGCTTGATATGTATTGTTCATAGTATATATTATACTGGTATTACCGTAGAAAGTCAATCAGATATGGTCCAAAACGGTGAAGATTGGTGGAGTTACGGTGGGGGATTCTGGCGGATTTGGCACCAAAATGGACAGTTTTTGGTGAATTTTAGGTAAAAAAATTTTGGAAGGGTGGACGGGTGACAGGCTATAATAGAATACTTTCTGTTATATTACCATCTTTTCTAACGTTTCACTAGCGTGAGATCTATCCCCACAAGCTCGCTAGAGCTCTAGTTATAGTGCCACCTGTTAGACTGTTTACTGCGCTCAGTACACCCAACAGTAAAGCGATCAAGCCTACGCCCTTGTAGCGTTTGAGTCTTTCTTCCTGCTCACTTATAGTTGAGTCTTTACTAGCCACTAGCTGTTTTAGGTCACTGACTTCTTGCTTGTACAGTCTGCGTTCTTCTAGTGCTCGAGTTTCTACTACATGTACCAGTTCGGCAGCCAGCTGATCTACTGAGTCTATATCGTGTGGTTTTTTCATTGGCTTCGCTCCTCATAGTG